TCTGCGGTGCCAGCAAAGACAAAATGTTTCTTTTACTCATGGTCTCCCTCCCAGGATTACAGGGGGCATGTTGCCCCCTGTCTTATGCCGACAACTGCCCACCGGCCTTGTGGATTTTGATGTCAAACGCAGCAGTAGTTACCGCGCTGCCGAGCGTCACCGCGTACTCTGTAGCGGCGAGGTCAGTCTGGGGACACATCGCCCCCGCCTCTGACAGGATGCAGATGTTGCCCTCGGTGAACGGCGTCCCGCTGCTTTCCACCTGCCCGCCCGTCGCCACCGCTTGTGGTTGGTTGGCCGCCGTGGTGGTGTTCAGCGTGATGCCCAGTACTTCGCTGCTGGCGTCGGCGGTGCAGTCGCCGGCAGCCAAAAGTCCGCTGCTGTTGACGTACACCCAGATACCCTGCGAAATCGCCGTGCTGGCGCTGTAGGTTTTATCGATGATCGTGCTGCTGGTCGGTGTTATATTTCCAATACTCAGGTCTGCCATTTCATTCTCCTCTCAGGTCACAACGGCATAGGAAAGATCGCCGCTACCTACCAGCGTGACGCTGGCCTTTTCGGGGTCTCCGCCGCCGCCCTGTTTATCGACCATGCTGCCGGGCGATCCGAGCGCGACTTCACCGCTCCACTTGTAGCTGCCGGCAACCTCGTCATCATCGTAAATCTCAACGCTGCGCAGGTTGTCGGTGCCGGTGTTCCAGGCGTTCATGTGGTACGCCATCCCGGTGGTGTCCGTTTTGGTTTTGACGTATTCCACCACTACCTGCCAACTGTACGGCACGACTACCACCTGCACGGGCGTCATGGCGTTGACGGGCGTGTAACTGCCCCGCGTGATGTTTTTAGTCAACGTTACGCGGGTTACATCGTCGCTCAGGGCGGTCAGTGTTCCACCTGAATTGTCCAACTTGAACACGCATTCGCCATTAAGCAGCACTACTTTAGCCATCGGTGTCCTCCACTATTGGCTCGGCGTCCGGTTCCGGGGCTTGCTCCACTGGGGGCAAGTCCGGCTCCGACGCGTCCTCGATTTCCATGACTTCAATCACGCCCTGGTCGACAAAATATTGCCGCTGACTGCCGGTCAGGTGCTCAAAAGCCAGCCCCTCCGTGCCCGCCGGGATGTGCCGCTCGTCGTGTTCCAGGCCCGGCGCGGTGGACCAGCAGTTCACCAGGGCGCGATACAGCGCAGTTTTGCGCGCATAACTTTTACGTTTCAACACACCACCTCCGTGATTTCAAGCGTGGCCAGCGCCCCGAAGTACCAGGGGGCCGCCTCCACATCCAACGGCCATTGATACTGGCCCGGCTCCACGTTGACATTGACGATACGAATGTTATCCGCCAGTTTGTGATTGAACCGGTAGTTATTCAGGTAAGTCTGGCAGTATTCGGTCAACCGCTCCGCCGCCTGCTCCATACCGGTTCCCTTGGCCACCGCCTGCCAGTACATCAAGTCCATCAAACGCCAGCGCACGACCATCAAACACCCGCCGGTGGCTGCCTTGCCCATCGTCTGGATTGTCGCTTCCTGGCCTTCCAGTTTATTGTCCATCGGCAGCAGCATCCTGAGCGGTAGGTCGTGACTGTGCAGCGTCTTCTTCAGCGTCTCCGGTTTGCGGCATTTCACATCGCCGCCAGCTACCGCAAAAGACCAGCCCGCCATCGCATTGTAGATCGTGTCCAGATTCGAGTTAGCCATTACAACGTATTCCTGTATCTGCGGACCATTTGCTGGACGTGGAGCGGGCTGCCCGATGGCAGCAAAATCATACCCTGCGCCACCTTGGCGGTATCCACCTCGGTCGGGTTTTCAATCCGGTTGTACAGCCACAACGCTAGGTCGATCACCGCCCGCTTGACATCGCGCGGCGGCGTGGCGCTATACCCCCACTTGCCGACCACCGTGATCGCGTTCTCCACGTCATCGGTATATGACCAGCGCACGCTTGACGAGGCCAGCAGCCTGACCGCATAGTAGGGCGTGTCGTTGCGCGGCTCAGTCACATAGTCATCGCTGTCGACCGCCACGGCGTCGCCGTTGGTGATACTGGTGATGCTGCAGATGTCCCGGTCAAACCGCAAGACGCGGCCATCCACATTCCGCACCGCATCAAAGTACCGTGTGCCATCGGTAGACACCTGGAAGTCGCGGCCCGTTTCCTGCTCGAACATGAACGCCGCGTCTGCCAGCAGGCCGCCCTCGCCGTCAGTACCGACCAGTAAGGCCCCGGCCTCGTCATTGTCGAATCCCTTATGCGCCTGGATTTCTTCCCACGTCGCGTAAGCCATCGGTTCCCCCTACTGGAACACGTATACGATAGCGCCACCTGTTTGAGCGGCCACGGCGCTGGTGATGGCCAGTTGTAGCGTGCCCGCCACGATCATATATTGATCGTTGGCGCTGGCCGCCGTGCCGGTGTTGCCGTGCCGGTCCTCGCGCGGTTGGTACCAGGCGTCGTCGTTGGCATCGGTCAGGGTCAACAGCGTTTTGTCCACGCCGCTAGGCGTGTTGATGACGCTCAGCACCGCGTCCACCCCGTTAGCCAGCGTATCGTCCTTCCACTCCACCGCATAAAGCCACCCGAGGATGGGTGTTTCCGCCGTGACGGTGACCGTGGTCACGCCGGCGGGGACGGTGCCGATTAAACGAATTTCACGTAATGCCTGCATACTGTTCTCCCTGTGGGGGCCAGCCCCGGTGGCCAGCCCCCTATCTATACCGCTAGGTTGTCGGTTGCGTGCTCAGGCCAGCCGTCACGCTAGGTGTCGGGGCCGCCTGGTAGACGTGCCCAACCGTGTCGGCGGTTCCGGTGTACCCCACGAACTGGCAGGCACCCCGCAATATGACATAGTGCGTGGGGGCCACAGTGATTGAAAAAGCGTTCGTGATCGCGTTCCCCCAGTTCACGCTGAAGTTGTAAAACATGCAGTCCTTGAATTCGATATAGCGATCCATGCCGGTGATGCTTACGGCGAAGTGGCCCGCTGTTTCCGAGTAGGACTCAAACCAACAATCCCAGAACGAGTTGCGCGCGCCGCCCGTCACCAGAAGTTCGGCGTTGGCTTCGGCGCGCACTATTGTGTCCAGGCCAATCGAGCAGCGCTCGAAATGGTTCTCACTCCCGGAAAGCGTCAGCGAGTAGGACCCTGCACGGGCTGCCGGGGTCGCGTGTCCCATGCCGGCAATCTGGCAGTTGATGAACGCGTTTCGGCCCCCGGTCACCACAACCGCACCCGAATCCTGGTCTTTGTCCCCTAGATTGACCCATTTCAGGTTTGAGAAGATGCAGCCTGAGGCGCTGACCGTCAGAAGCGTCACCAGGTCGTTGGTCGTGCTGCCCTCGATGCGGCAGCGTTGGCCCTGCCCCGGCAGCGGCGATGAGATGCCGATCAGGTGCGTGTGGCTTTTGGCCCAGGTCAGTGAGGCCGCCGGGTCCCAAGCGGTATCCGATCCGATCATGAACACCGTGTCATGCTGGCCCGCCGTGCATTGGTTGTAGGCGGTTAGCAGCGACGTAAACGGACTGTGTGCCGTCCCGTCACCGTTCACCGCCGCGCCCGGATCGACAAAATACGTATTGCCAATCAGGGCTGGCGCAAACAGCGAGCCGTAGCCGTCAATCAGGTCGCCCAGAGAGGCGCTACCCTTTTTCAGATTGTAGAGTGTCATGTCTGCCTCCTTATACGGTCAGGCCGTAGGTAACCGCGCTTGCGTCCGTGTCGCGGTAGACGAGGCCCCAACGCATCTGGGCCACGATCTCACTCGCGTCAGCCGAAGGCCACCGGGTGGCCTCAATCTTCATGCGCCGGCGGTAGCCCAGCAGCCACTGGTCCCAACGGATAGCCAGCAGCGAGCCGTACAGGTTATCGCTGTCGGTATCGATGTCCACCTTGCCGGTGGCTTCCTGCTTATATTCGTAGCCGGTATTCACAAAACTCGACCGCCAGCCGTTCCACCCCACGCCAATCTCACGGCCAAAGATGCTCACCAGTTGGCCGTTTTCGAGGGTCGCCGCGGTGAACACGTCCTTGGTTTTCACCTCGTCCAGCTCCAGCGCCTTCCAGTACACGAACGGGTCAAGTAAGAATCCCACCTTGTCCAGCCCACCGGCGTGGGCGTTTTTGCCGCCCGCGCCCATCAGCTTCAAGGTTTCCAGGAAGTCGCTTATATTCAGCGTCCCCCCGGCCCGGCTGTTGGCCGTGTTGGTCACCAACGCCAGCTTGCGCGGGCCGTTGACCAGGGTGAAATACTCAGTATCATCCGGCGTGCCGGCGATGTCGTTGATGTTGGTGTTGGCCGTCAGGGTGGTGTCGCCATCGATGATGGCACCCTCGAACTGCTCAATGCCGGCCACTTCAATCTGCCGGCGCAGGTTCGACATCCACGGGATGATGCTGTCCTCTTCCATCTCGCCGGTGTAGATCACCCGGCAGCCCATCTTGGCCAGGGTCAGCGAGGTGTCCGTGGTGCCCACTTTACTGGTCAGCACGGTTGCCAGTGGAGCCGCCGACGTGGTGGCTGCCAGCCCGGTGGACTGCGCCATTTTGTAAAACGTCGGGTCGCCGGATTCCAGCGGCAGGTAGATGCTCTCGTGTCCGGGTGGCACTTCGACCGTGGGCAGCTTGCCCGCCACGTAGGTGCCCTCGCGGATTTTCTCCCACAGGTTTTGGCTGTACAGGATGGCTACCCAATCATCGCCATAGGAGGCATAGGTGGAGTAGTTCATCTCGTTAGCCTTGCCCGCGAACCCACTGGCTTTAACAGCGCGCTGTCCCATGATGCTGGGCGTGCTTCCCTTGGTAGCCTCGGACTCGGTTTTCATGGCCAGCGCCTTGATGGCCCCATCACTCACGCCTCGGCGGCTCATACCCTGGCGATGCCACGAATCCACAATGGACACCAGCATGGCGTTTTCAACCGGGTCGAGGTTGTCATAGGGCAAGATGTCCGCATCAATCACGGCGGGCATCCCGTCGCCTTCCGGCAGCCGTCCAGCCTTGACCATATCCGCTTTCAAGGCCTTAACGGCTTCCTCGGCGGCCTCTTTACGGACCGCCTCCAACTCCTGTTGGCGCTTTTCCTCAGCCTCTTGCTTAACCTTGTCCTCGGCTTCGCGTGCTACACGGTCCGCCTTCAGCGCATCGGCAATAGACTTCTGCACCAACTCCTGAATTTCCTTTATTTCCATGTCATTGTGCTCCTGTTTCGTGTTGCTATCCGATGATGCCGCGCCGCTCGTTTCCGCGTCCGGCTGGCTCGCGCCCTCTGCCGGGTCCGCCTCTGGTTCGCTTGCGTCGTCGGGGTCGTTCAGTACATCAGGCAGGGTTAGGCCCGCCTGCTCGTACACTGCTTTAAGCGCCGGCAGTGCCACCGCATGGCGGTTTGCCGGCAGGCGTCCCTCTTGCTCGTTCATGTCAATAAGCGATAATTCCATTACCGGCCACTCATAAATGTGGCCTTTCTCGTCAACCCTGTGCAGGTGATTGCTGCCGGTCGAGGCCCGCGCCATCCCCTGCTTGGCCGCCTCCCAGATGCGCCTGGCATATTCGTTGGCCTCGTCCAACAGAACCCGATACCAGCGCCCGTCGGAGCGGTCCTCGTAGCCTTCCGTTTTGCCAATGTATTCCGGCGCGCCCATCGGCTTGCCGTCCGGTCCTATCCCGTGGTAGTAAACGGCGGGCGGCAGCGAGAACTTGTCCTCGTGTAATTTGGTGCGCCGGTCAAAATATTCACGGTCGCTATCCAGGTCCGCCGGGCTGCCATAGGGCACGCCCAGCACATCCAGCGTCCACGCCTTGCCCCGAATGATTGCCTTGACTGTCATAGGTCCTTCTCCGTATAGCTGGCAACAATGCGCTCGATGCGCGGGCCTTCGTCTCGCGCTATCCGGTGTAGTTTTTTCCACCCGGTCTGGCGGTGATACCAGGGCTGTTCTTCGCCGTGCACTTTGCCCGCATAGCTGGCTATGTTGCCCACCTCAACCCGCCACCCGCCCCGGCTTACCGACAGCATCCAGCATTGCCCAAGCCGCTCGCTTCTCGGGTCGATGCCGCGCCGGTAGGTGTCACCTGGCCGGCCCGACTTCGGTGGGTAGATTTG